TGAAAGTTCGTTTTGACTCTTAGCAACGACCATACCATCGGCAGCCGCAACAATAAAGTTTCCTGCTGGTGCGGCTAAGTCAATACCATTATGTTCTTTCATTCCTCTGATTGCAGATTTTTCACCAAACTCAGACGTTACTCTGTATGGAACTGTAAGAGGAACTCTCCATTGTAGTCCTGATGTTTTGCTTGCTGATGTTCTCTGTGCTGTAGGGGAATTCGCATTACCTCTTCTATCTTCTGGTGCATCTGGACCAACGCCTGTAGGATTGCCCATTGCATCATACTGCATAGGAGGATTAGGTGTGTTAGCATTTTGCTTTGCAGACTTGTCAGCCGAACCACTCATCGACACAGCCGCTTCAGCAACGTCTGCGGCTAGCAAAGCCCAACCAACGTAAGGTATAAATCGTGCGCCTATCTTACCTGCAATTCTTGCGCCAGTGCCTACAGCACCAGCTATTTTACCTAGTTTACCACCACCCCCAAATAACAAAGCCGCAGATAATACTAACTGTGAAATGAATGCGGCTAGTTTTTTTCTAAGCCCAAGTAAAGCACCCATCACTACGGTGCCTAGCATTCCACCTAAAGCATTTCCGAGTATGCTAGATAACAGTCCACCACCTTGGCCAGCGGCACCTTCTTTACCTGCGCCAGCAATGCCACCCATTCCTGAATTTTTAATTGCGTCAATGAGTGCTTGATTTTGTTGTGCTTGTTCCCTAGCCTTCTCTTCCTCAAACATCATCTTATATTGTTCAGCTTTGGCAGATGCTTTAATGACATTAGCAGTAGTAGCAGTATTGGCATTAATTTGCGCTAATTGCTGAACCATTTGTACAAATGGATTTCCGCCTGCTGAAGGCGATGGCGCTGGACTAGTTTTTGTCGACCCTTGTGCAAGAGCCGCTTTAGCTTGAATGCTATTTGCGTTTTTACGTAGCGCAGAGAATGCGCCGTAGCCGGCAACAAGTCCTGGCATCTCAGCGAGTGCGGCACCCTTGAGTCCATAACCAAAGCCCTTAACTATACCACTAGCAGATTGCTTAAGCGTATCTCCTAGTGCGGCTCCGTAGTTGCCTATTGTTGCCATATATTACTTACCCTCTGTCGAATACAGAGTCGGGATCGGCTTCTGCAAATTTTGCTGACTTACCAGTTGCTGGTTTTGATGTTGCTCCAAACCCAGACGCTGGCGCTCCAAAGCCTGAATTTCCTCCAAAGCTACTTGCTGTCGATGAACCAAAGCCGCTGGACGCTCCGAATCCGCCTGCTGACGGAGAGCCATATGTTGTTGTGACACTTTGTCCGATTGGTTGCATTCCGCCATTATTTGCTCCTGCTAGTTTTTCTTGTGTACGACCAAATGCGGCAATACCAATAATAGCACCCATAGACAAATGAAATAACCCTGCACCTTGTAGTGTGATTGGCTGCCAAGCAGTCACTGGTTGTTTTAGTGACGCTTGTAATATAGACCATAGAATCGGAAAGAGAATGAAGTCGGTGATACACGTTATCATGTAAATCCAACCCATGGCTGGACGCCATTTTGCGTTCATCCAATCTTCTTTTTTCTTATCGCTTTCACTCAGCTTATCGTATTCTTTTTGTGTAGCCATTATCTGCCCCTTTTTTGCGCTTGATTTTGTTGTTGTATTCTGTCATTTTCTTCTTCGATATGTTGACTTAATAACATTATGTAAATATCACGCTCAAAAGGAATCATGTCTTCCAAATCATTCAAACTGTATTTATGATGTTGCATTAAAGCAAAATTGGTCTTATAATAATTTGCTAAACTATCATGCCCCATCACAATGCGAAAAAATTTCCCATTCCCTCCAATGTAACTTCATCTTCGCAACCGCATCCAGTACATCTCCACTTAATAGTGTGTTTCAATTTTGGCATGGTTTCAAAGAAGTTCATCACATCTTTAAATTGTTCTTGTGAAAGACTATCTACGAATTCTTCTAATTCTTTCGCTGAAGTGTCTTCTTTCTTGTATACTTCATCTTTATCGTAAATGTAGTCAATACATGCAATCAGCATTTTAACTGCAACGTCTAACTGACTTAAATCAGTAGTGTCCAAATCAGTAAAGTCTGCTGTTGGATATTTTAGCTTAATACCCAAACCGGTAGCTTCGTCAATTGTGATTTTATCAGTATGGGAAATAGATTTCTGAACTTCAACTTCCATGATGTTGAATGGAAATTTAGTTACGTGCTGACACTCTTCTTCTTTAGAGTTTAATCCTGTAGGATGACGCAATTGCAAATCTACTGTTTCACCAATAGACTTACCACGTAGTCTCATAAAGAAATACTCTAAATCGAATGTTGGTAGTTTATCTACATCAATTTTAGTGATAGCGCAGTTATTGATAATCTGCTTTACCGCTGTCATAATTGATTTCGGTTCTCCACTCTCTAGCGCAAGCAAAAGAATCTTCTGCTCTTTCATTAAGAATGGGCGATATTGTACTGATTGACCAGTTGATGATAAAGTCAATTCAAAGATAGGTGTGTTAATTTTAGGCAAAGCCATGATATACCTCCAAAGGTGTAATGATTAAAATTTGTCGAGTTTAAATTTGTAGTAGCGATAAAACAATGTAACGCCAAAACGTTGATACGAATTTATTTCTTCCCATGTCGCATTCATGGGTGATATTACTGTAGGATAAACGTCATTCAATTGATATGAAATGAGAACGTTTCCGGCTTCGTCCATTTGTTGAATTTCTAGTGTGACACCTCTAGCGTAGTCTTGAAAGTACGAAACCAAACCGCCAATTGATGCGCCATCTGCATCTCCAGCAGGACCTACGATAGAATCTATCCAAGATTCAAAGAATGCACGTTCTTTCATGTCTGCTGAACAAATAACAGAAATTTGCATATCGTTATATGTTACATCATATGGAAGTTTTAGTGCGGGACCACCACCGCCAGTATCGTCTGACGTAGCAATGGAGCGACCAGGTAACTCAGCCTTCTCGCATCTAAAAACAAAATCGTCAATATCTGACACGCCATACTGCGCCAGCGTTCCTGCTAAAACTTCATTGTCTTCCCACCCACGCAATATTGCACGAAATAGATTAGGACGAACAGGCTTACCTATAGCATTCTTAAAAACGGATATACTAAAAGGGTTTTCTCTTGTTCCTGTTACGACAACTTCTGGTAATTCATCTGCCATTTTATGACTTTCCTAATTGTTTGCGTGACTCTTCCCAAACACGTCCTGTGTCTGCTTTTCTGAAAGACTCTGTTGGTAGAAAAATAGCAATATCCCATTCGTTTACTTGTATCTCTAAGAACTGTGAACGAACTTGACTTCTTAGATATTTTTTCAGCATCGGCTTGAAGAATCTGTACTTAGAAGCCGATTGTAGAATAGAATATGAAATTCTCACTCTTGTTGAATCATCATATTTTTTATTCGTCAAGGTTGAGTACAACGCATTCATTAGCTTTGCACGTAACACTGGAGGCAAATAGTGAAAGTTGATTCCTAAGAATCCATCTGCTTCCAGCTTTACTGGAAAGATTAGAGGAAACGTATCGTAGTAAGGCAACTCTTTTTTCATCTTTGGGTCGTATCTGAATGCGTACATGTACCCATATTCCATAGTAGAGACTTTTCTTGCAGAGTCGGTTCTTTTCTCAAACATACCAGGAGTTATGTTTGTCATTAATTTACCAGCCGCTTGCCTGTACCAATCCCTCGCCGCTACAGTTTTTGCAGGAACGATGCCTTGTCGTGCGCCTTGAATGAGTATGTTATCGAATATCATACTTCTATTTATCTCAAATCTTTGTCAGTTATGATTTTAAATTCCCAGTTTCTGTCTTTTGAGTATTCTGTTGCCGCTTTCCATTTTGCTTGATTGACACCCCATGTCATTACTTCATTTAGAAAACGTCTAGTTGGTTTGCCGTTTGGTGTGTTTTTTCTAACAGGTGGGCGTGTTTGTATGTCTGGCTTAACTTCAATCAGAACAGATTTTATGTCTCCGTTTTTATCTTTGTATTTCATCCAGAAGTCAACAAAGTATCTGTGATATCGATTGTCGATTGGAGACACATATGGAACAACGACTTCCTCAGATGACCATTCAAGTATAGATGGTGTTTCATCGCAATATACCATGAAGCGTCTTTCCAACAAGCTACGATACACAATATTTGTTGGATTACCTTTGTACTTTTGATAGTTTTTAGGCTTAAATTTACCTTTGTATGACATAAATAGAATAATGAATTAATATAAGGGAAGCCAAATGACGGCAAGAACACCATTCACAATAACAACATCTGGATTTGAATATCCTAGCGGACCAGAAACCGAATTGATATTTGGTAGTGATTTCGCTCACTCAGAATTTGTTATTCCCATGGCTAGATTTAAATTCTATGATGCAACGGGAGCCGATTCGAATGCGCCATCTATTTATATACGACTTGGGGGCACATTCAGCACACAGTTAAGTAATGGATATCAAGAAGCAACAGGTATATTCGGTAGCATTGAACCTGGACAAGCTAACAATGGAAGTTTAAAAGAGATGAGTGAACTCTTAGGTAGAGTTAAAGGTAGTGGTTTAGAAGCAATCCAAAAAGGTCTGATGAATGCGCTTGGTGCTGGTGTTGGTTTTATTGCTAGTGCGGGACAATCAGGTAAGTCTCAAACCGAATTTTTGACAAGAAAATTATTCAACAGTTTTCAGCAGTTGATTTATCAGGGACCACGATACAGGTCTTTTCAATTGCCATTTAATATGAAGCCGACAAGCTATGAAGAAGCAAAAGTGATGCGTGATATTATTCATACATTTCGTGTAGCATCTTCACCAAGAGGAAATTTGAATGATCCTTTAGTGCCAATTGATGAGAATGCATTAGCGAACTCAGTATTGACAGAATCAGAACTTGCGGAAATTAATAAGTTGCCAGATGATGAAAAAAGAATAGCGTTAACTGAATTGGGACTCGAACAATTTAATGAGCAAGAAGGAAGCGCAATTTTAGAAGCATCTAAAGCACCATTGACATTTGGTTATCCAGACATGTGTGAATTGGAATTGATTCTTTATAAAAAGAATGGAAACAATAGCGAGATTGTTTCTTTGTTTCAGTCTGACTTCTGTATGATTGAAAACGTTGGCTTAGATTATGGTGCACAAAACAAAATGGTATTTCTTTCAAATCCTGCTTCTGCTACAGATGGTGAATATTTTGCATCTGAAGTAAACATGACTATTGCATTAAGAGAGAGCGTATTGATTACAGCAGACTACGCAACCGCAGAACACAAAACAGCAGGCAGAACAATTTTCTAATTATGTCAATATATTCATTTTATCCAAAAATAACATATAAAGTTGATGACTACGATTCTCTCAGAGCAATCGATATCACATCATCAATAAAAGTAAAAGACTATCTGAAAAGCTATAGAGGAATTTTGTACACTCCATATCTTGTTCAAGACGGAGAACGTCCAGATTTTGTATCGTATAAACTTTATGGCAGTCCAGATTACGATTGGCTGATTATGCTTGCAAACGATATTCACAGTTTGTATGATGACTGGCCAAAGAATTCTGTAGACTTAGAATCATACATTATCGAAAAGTATGGTAGTCTTACATCGGCTATGTCTACAGTAAAATACTACTATAATTCAAGTGGTGATATTGTCGACCAAACAACATACAATAATCTTGCCGTTAATGCAAGAACGTCTGAAACTGAATATGAATATGAGTTGAGAACAAACTCTAACAAATCAAAAATAAAAGTTATTAGAAAAAGTTTAATTAACGCAATTACTTCTGACTTAAATTCAATCACTAAGAAGCCTGTTGTGTAATGTCAACTAACAATTTTCCTGCTTTTACTAGATTCTCTCCAGACATAGGACAGAATTCAGATATTCAAATATCACAAGACCCTGCGATTCTTCCAGGTTTCGGGTCTGACGTTGATGTTAAAGAAGTTTTTTTACTTACGCAATATGGCGAGAAAGTAGACTTGATGGGTGCGTTTCGAGATATCGAAATTATTGAAGATATGTTTTCCGCATCTATCGAAGGCGTAATTACAATTGATGACTCTGGTGGTGGTCTAGAAAAGTTTGCATTGCGTGGTGGTGAACTTATCGGAATGAAAATTGCAAAGCCAAATAATGGTGAAGTTATTATTTGGCGCCAAGACTTAGTTGTGCATAAAATTAGTGAAAGCACAGTAGACCAAACAACAATGCATAGTTCATATCAGTTGCAGTTTACTTCAAAAACTTTTGTGAATTCGACAAAAAAGTGTTTGTTCAAAAGCTACAAGAATATGTCAATCGGTGATGCAGTATCATCTATGTTCTCTGAGATGGGCGGAACAAACGACTTGATTTTAGAAGACCCAAAAATCACGTTAGAGAAACCATTTATATCTACTGGCATTATGCCACACAAAGCAATCGAAGCAATGACGCATCGTGCGTGTGCGAAGGGTGATTTCTATGTGTTCTTTGAAAGATTGAATCCAGTATTTGCAAACAACACAAAAACAGACGAACCATTTACATCATCATACTATTTTGGTAGCTTAAATAAGTTGATTACAGATGCGGCGCAGTATGGTGTTCACAATATCAAATTCGCACAAAAAGTCATAGCAAACAAAGAAGACACTACATTAAGAACTGTTAAATTTGAGAGAAGAGAAAACTTCAATCACTTAAATGCAATGCTTTTGGGTCTGTATAATACCACAGTCACATCGGTAGACCCAATATCAAGAACTCACTCAATGAGAAAACTGTCTTATGCCGATGGTCAAAACGAAAGCAAAGACTTTTACGCATACAAGACACTTGACAACTCAAACATATTTTCAAGATTTGACGATATTGCTGGACAGACTCCAGGAAGAAAAGTTATTGCATCTTCACTAAATGATTCTGTTAACAGAGATGAATGGCTAATCAATAACATCTATGGACACTTAAGTAAAAACTTATTTCAAATTGGTGTCGAGATTGAAGGCGGCAAGAACAATATTGGCGTTGGACATATTGTTAACTTCATTGTGCCAAGCGCATTTGAGAAGTTAGCAGACCCAACAAATCCAAATATACCTAATGATAAGATTTATTCGGGTAGATATTTTGTCATGTCTGTTCATCATAAAATTAGAATGGGAACATATTCGAAATCGTTAGAATTGGGTAGAGCATCTATACCATATGATTTTAATACTGGTGTTGGCACACCAACATCAGATTCTGGATTGCCAAATAGAAGATATCAGAATAACACAGATTCAACAACAATAGTGAACACGTATTGGAGAAAAGGTTTAATACCATGAAACTCAAATTTTCAGAGTATGTAGATTTAAAAGACTACAAAGCATTTCAACTTGTCGAGAAGCAGATTCTCTACAACAATGGCGCAAAGTATGGACAGATTGTCTTTCTTGCTGGTGGCGCAGGTTCGGGTAAAGGCTTTGCGATTCAGCACTTTATGCAAGGGTCTGATTTTAAAGTACGTGACGTTGATGAATTGAAAATTGCATTTCAGAAGTTAGATGCACTCAATAAATTTACAACGCAAGACTTGATGGACAAGTATAGCGATAAAATTTCTCAGAAAGACAAAGAACTTATTCAGAGAGAATTGATAGACAAGAATGTGAAGATGGGTGACTTGAATCTTAAGACACCAACACACGTTTACATTCTACACGTGCTTGTTCGTGCTACTGGTGCAAAAGATAAAACACTAGACTTGATGCTTGATGGTGCAGAAAAAGGTCAGTTGCCAAATCTTATCTTTGACAGCACGTTCAAAGAAGTCGAAGACATGACAAATGTTTTACCAAAACTGTTTGAAGCTGGATACGAACCGAAGAACATTCACGTTTCGTGGGTTCTGACAAATTATCAAATTGCAATTAAGAACAACAAATCAAGAGCGAGAGTTGTTCCAGAAGATATTTTACTTGCCACTCATGCAGGTGCGGCACAGACTGTATATAACTTAGTGACAACAGCGATGCCGCCTTCAGTACAGGGAGGTATTTATGTGATTCTAAATAATCCAGAGAATACAATCTTCATTGTCGATCCAAAAACAAATAAACCATACAAAGACAAAAAAGGTAATCCTGTTATCAAAGACTTCAAGTATCTCACACTCAAAGAGCCAGGAAAACCAGCTAAGAAAGAACTTGATGTGAAAAAACAATTACTCACTTGGATTAAAGATAATGTTCCTCCAGGTGCAGTAGACACATCAGAATTGGACAGACTATGAAAAGATTTAAAGACTTTATACAGGGCGCACCACTTTCAATTGAAGAGTGGGAAGAGGAAGTTTTTGGTCCCGAATTAACTGAAGTACTCAAACAAGTAGACGGCAAGTGGGCATTAGTCTCAAAGAAGACGGGCAAAGCATTACGCTACTACAAAGGTGAAGGTAAGCCATCAGATGAATGGGTTGCTCAACAAGAAAGAGAAATTCAGTATTTTAAACATGCAGGATAATTGATGAGAAATTTCATTGGGCAAGATGGATTCGTTTGGTGGATTGGGGTTGTCGAAGATATCAACGACCCATTGACGCTAGGCAGATGCAAAGTAAGATGCTTTGGATATCATCCAGCAAAGTCAACTAATTTGGTTCCGACTGAAGACTTGCCTTGGGCGCTAAGTATTCACCCCCTAAATACACCAAATCTTTACGGAACTCCTAGAGTTGGCGAATGGGTTTTTGGTTTCTTTCTAGATTCATTGTCTGCACAAGAGCCTGCAATTCTAGGATATCTTCCTGCAATTCCTCAAGCGGCCGCAGAATATTTTGGTGCGGCACCTAATCTAACTAGAAACTTTGATGGCGTAGTTACCAAAGATGATGTTGTATGGAAATTGTCTAACAACATCACAGTTAACTCAAATACGAATTTGACACTACACGGAAATACAAATTTAACTTTTTCCGACAGCGTTAATACAACAACTCTTGCACAGATTCTTGCTAGGATAAAAGCCTTAGAAGATAAAGATGTGTTGCAGGATATCGCAATTGCAGTAGCGGCTACCTTACCGGTGGCTAATACGTAATATCATAGGCTACACAGTAGTGTAACACTATGTCAAGCAAATGTCAACATTTTATAAGGAAATAATTATGACAAACCATGAAAATTTAGTAAATTTATTTGAATCATATCTTGCAGAGAGTGCAAAGTTTGATGAAAAGGGAAACAAAGCCGCAGGAACAAGGGCAAGAAAAGCATTAGCAGAGTTTGCAAAAGCGGCTAAAGAACGAAGAAAAGAAATTCAAGACGCTAAAACGGCAGAATAACAGACATAAATAAAAGAAAAAATGGCTACTATTAATTTTTACAAAGATTTACCATTAGACTTCACACCTCATCCTGTGACTGGTGACGTTCGTCCCATCACAAATGAGGTTGCGGTTAGACGTTCTTTGTCGAATTTAATCAACACGACAAAAGGCTCACGCCCGTTCATGCCTGATTATGGTAGTAGCGTTAAAAATTATTTGTTCTCTAGAAACGGTGTGTTTACATTGTATGAACTTAAGAATAGTCTTAGAAGAGACATTGAAAAATATGAAAAGCGCATCACACTAAGAGACATAAAGATAGATTATTCGGATGACGGGTTTGATATCAAATTAGAGTATGTAATTAAGAATGCCTCTGGCATTACGAGTCTACAAACAACAGTCAAAAGGACAGCATAATGGCATCGGAAAATAATTTAAAAATAGATGCACTGGATTTTCAGGGAATAAAAAGCAACTTTAAAACGTATCTACAAGCACAAGAACAATTTAAAGATTACAACTTTGAAGGCTCTGGACTTAATGTACTGTTAGACTTGTTAGCATATAACACATACTACAATTCATTCTACCTTAACATGGTAGCCGCAGAGGCATTCTTGCCTACAGCACAAAAAAGAAATTCAGTTGTCAATTTGGCTAAGTCATTGAACTATACGCCACGTTCAGTAACATCCGCATCTATTAGCGGAACTGCAACAGTTACAGTTACTGGTTCGCCGACAACTGTGACTATTCCACCATACACTTCTTTCACTGGTACTGTAGATGGAACAACATACAATTTCTTAAATACTAGTTCTGTGATTATTACGCCACTAGCTGGTGTGTATAGTTCAACAATGTCCCTTAAAGAGGGTCGTTATATCAATAGAAGATATACTGTAAACTTGACTGATCCAGACCAGAGATTTTTAATTCCAAATAAAAACGTTGACACATCAACGTTGACTGTTAGTGTTTTAAATTCTTCTTCAGACAGCACAGTAAGAACTTTTACCAAAGTTGAAAGTTTGGTTGAAGTTGCTTCTACAACTAGAGTTTATTACATCGAAGAAGTTGAAGATGGGCAATACGAAGTTAAATTTGGTGATGGTGTTTTCGGTGTCGCATTAGATGCGGGCAATATTGTTGTGCTTGAATATCTTGTGTCTAATGGTACTTCAGCAAACGATATTCAAACATTGACATATGCTGATGCAATTCCTGGCGTAACTACAATTGGCTTTGTTGCAAGTAGTCCAGCGGCAGGTGGTGCGGATAGAGAAACAATTAGTCAAATTAAATTCAATGCACCAAAAGCATATGAAGCGCAAAATCGTGTTGTGACAGCAGACGATTATAAGACATTAATGCTACAGCAATCTACTGTAGACTCTTGCGTTGTTTGGGGTGGTGAAGACAATGATCCACCAACATATGGTAAAGTATTCATTGCAGTTAAACCTAAAGTTGGTGACGTATTGACTGCAACTGAAAAGTTAAACTTGATTAACTCCGTAATTAATCCTAAAAAAGTTTTGACAGTAACAACAGAAATTGTTGACCCTGAGTACACGTACATTATTGTTGAAGCTACTGTAAAGTATCTATCGGATTCCACAATTATGAGTGCCGCAGAGATTGAACAACTTGTAATCAATACAATCAAAGCATACAACACAAACGAAATTAATCAGTTTTCAAAATACTTTAGATACTCAAAACTATCTAGATTGATTGATACCGCTGAAAGGTCTATTCTCAGTAACGTTATGTCAGCACGTATGAGAAAAGAAGTTGACGTTCAGTTGGGTGTTGGCACACGTTATGAAATTAGTTTTTCAAACGCAATTGACAATGCAACAAATGGCAGACCAACAACTTCTGCATATGGTGTTGGTAACAAAGTCACATCTAACGCATTTACGTTTGGTGGATATTCAAACTGTTTTCTAGAAGACAATAATGGTTTGATTCGTATCTACCGAGTTTTGGGTCTAGAGAATATTGCTGTTTCTATCAATGCAGGAACAATCAATTACACTACAGGTAAAATTGTATTGACAAACTTTGCACCAACCGCATTCAATGATGGTAGTACAACTTTGAAAATTACAGCAGTACCACAAGACAAAGATATTCTTCCATTAAGAAGTCAAATTATTTCTATTAGAGATGCCGACATTTCTGTTACGATGGTTGATGATAAATCAATTAGCTTGGTCAATAGATAAAAATGAATGATGCATTTTTCAAGCCGTCATTAAATGTAGGCTCATTTATTGGTGAGAATTCTTCCGTTGATACGGAAAGATTCTTGCTGTTCATGCAAGCCTACTATGAATGGATGCAATCTACAACTCTGACGTTGACAGGTAAAACTGGAACGTTTCAAGTTGGAGAAACAGTCGTGGGTGTATCATCTGGTGCAACCGCAATTATTAAAGAAGTCAAGACAGACTCTATCGTTGTTAAGCTAACAACAAAAACTGTATTCAACTATAGCGAAATCGTTGAAGGACAAACTTCAAGCGCAAGCGCAACTATTAGCATCACTAAAGATAACGTAGGACGTGCTACTGGAAATGTTCTAAACTATAAGACATTAGAAACATCTGTTGACAAATATGTTGACTATCTCAGAGAAGAATTATATCCTAGCATTCCCGCATCATATTACGGCGATAAGAGACTTGTAGCACAATACTTCAAAGACTTCTATCAGTCAAAGAGTAATGAGCAGTCATATAGATTCTTATTCAAACTTCTATACAATGAAGACATTGAATTCTATTATCCAGGAACTGACGTTCTACGTGTGTCTGATGGTAACTTTGAAAAGACTCAGATTATCAGAACAGAAGCTATTGCTACTGGTATTAATTCTCTAGGAAATCCATTTGATAGAGACATTTTCTTATTCTTAAATAAAACTATTCGTGGTAAGAGTTCAGGATTCCTTGCTAACGTAGTTGACATTAAGAAATTCTTTATTGGTTCTAGAGAAGTCGCTGAGATGACTTTAAAACTTGTCAGCGGTACGTTTACTGCTGGTGAAGACATTGTTGATATTGACGATGATAATCTTGTCACAACAATTTATGGTATCATATCTGGCGTCACAATTATTGATGGTGGTTCTGGATATGAAGAAGGTGATGCTATTACCATTACTGGTGATGGCTCTGAAGCACAAGCTAAAGTTTCTTCTATTAAAGAATCTCCAATTAGTGCTTTGCGTGTTGACTCTGTTGGACATGGATATCAATTAAATACTGCCGCAACAATTGACAACACCGGTACTGGTGGTTCAGGACTTATAATTAAAGTCACAGAACTTGCAAACACATATACAGTAACGTCTGGTTCAAACACATATACTGTTGGTGAAGTTTCTAAAGTTTCTATTATCAATAGAGGTGAAGGATACTTTAAAACTCCAGTCATTACATTACAAGATACAACAATCGCATCTTTAGGCTTGTTGTCTGAAAATTTAATTACAATCAGCAATGCTGGCGCTAATTATGGCGTTGGAAACACACTGGTATTTACTGGTGGCGCCGGTGCAAATGCAGCCGGTAGAATTGCGTCTGTTGTTGAATCGACTACATTTGACCTTCTTTTCGAAGATGGTATGAAAATGAAAGCCGATGGTAGTTACTATGACATTATTAAAAACGAAGATTGGGCAGTACTTGGACCAATCAAGCGTATCGAATTAACTAACTTTGGTACTGGTTATAGTTCTGCAAATCTACCTTCAATTTCTATTTCTACGACAACTGGTTCTAGTGCGAATCTAGTTGCGACAAATGTTCAGGGTAAGAGTTCAACAATTAGCGTTGATACTGCAAACAATATCACAGGTATCGGTTCTATTCGTGACGTTGAAATCATAAATTTTGGTATCAACTATAGTACTGCAAATGCTGACGCAACGGCAGTAGGTGATGGTAATGCAAATCTTGTTCCGGTCATTTCTGGTCTTGGAATTAGAAGAGGTGTTTGGCTAGATGATGATGGTAAAATTGACTACAAGATTATTCAAGACTCATACTACTATCAAGACTACTCTTACGTTATTAAGAGTGGTTTAACGTTTCAAACGTATTCTGATACACTAAAAGGAATTATTCACCCTGCTGGTTTGACATATTTTGGTGAGATTAATATTCTTAATGACATTGATGTTGCCGCAGAACTTGTTCATAGTGAAAACATCAGCAGAATGCTTGTTCAGATATTCGGCTATCTTACTGTTGGTGGCGAATACGAATATTCTAATATCACTTGGACTGTTAAAGTTGAAGCACCAACTGTTAGACTTGACACCAACCTATTGGATGTTCAAGAATATGTTATTCATCTAGTTCCTGAGGGCGATGAAGAAACTGGAATTACTGACGTTGCAATTGCAATGAATCAAGGTTCCGCAGTACATTCATTTGTTATTCAGACACCATTTGAGATTGATGTAACATCACAATCGGCAACATTACCTGCAACAAAATTTGTTGTATCTAAATTTGATATCGTTCCTGGCTACGGACGAAATACTTATGGTGATTTACAGATAGTTTCAACGGGCGGTGTCTACGGTGATGATTTTGGTTCAACCCCAATTTCTGTTTTACAAGACGTAAGATTTGACGATTTGTATAGTGAGAATCCAGCATATCAATCTATATTGAATTTGTTCATTGATAATACGATTGACGTTTCTACACTATCAACAACAACAAGACTTAAGTATGAAACGTTTGCTGTTAGTGGAACAATACCAATTTTGCAATCTATCGTCACTACGGAATCGTTAACAATCAAACCAGAAATTCCTATTGTACTTCAAGTTAATGATGTTGCCGTAACGTCATTCACAGAGATGAATCGTGAATTGCCTGTATTGATTGCAGAGACTTCAACATTAACTGCAAGTAAAGAATACAAATTAACTGGTCATGCTACTAGACTTAGAAAATATGGTTCTATATTGCTATCAGATTATGAATCCGTATTAATTTCTGCTGTAGCAAACGTAGCATTTGATGACTTCATACAATCAGCATCAAGTTTAGCTGATATGAATGTTGAAGCAGACTTTATCTTCTCTACAGTTGCGCCACAAAAATTTGCATCTGCACAAAATCTTGTTTACTTATATAGAATTGACTTGGGTGACGTTGCAATATCGGAAGTTTCTAATGAAACATTCACAGATTTATTGCCACAAAGCATATATGAGGGAATTTCAACAACATATGAAACGTCAACGTTTGAGTCCATATATACTGTACAGCCAAAACAATATCAAGAGTACATCAAAGTACTTCCTGTAACTAATACAGAACTCAATAATCTATCAGTAAATAGAGAAATTACTGTTCGACAAGAAGGTCACGGATTTAAATACGTAATTTACAATGATTTACTGCTATCCGATTACGAGTCGGCACCAATATCTACATTAGCCGATTTTACATTTGATGCAAATTTTGGCACTACGATAGACGATGTTACCATCAAAGCAACAACTTCACCATATTCTGGTGGCCAGTCTGCCAGAAGAAACCCAACAGATATATTCAGAAATGAAACACGGGTTGATATTCAAAGTGCATCTGATGGATATGCATTACCATATGGCGACTTACCAATTTCTACATTAGAAGCCCTTGCGATATCGGGTACATTATATGACAGGCAATTAAGTGTAGAGACATTCGGTACAACTTATCCATCAATATATACGGCATCAGACTATACGACATACGTAAAGATTGCAGGAACAGTTTCTTCTGCAACGCAAGATTATTCGTTGTTTACAATAGACGATTACTCTGAAATTCCTATTGAAGACGTAGATGAAGTAGTGTTTAGTGCATCTGCGCCAGTTGTTGTTGGAACAGGAACAAACTTTGAGACAGACTATGACGTATATGACGTATTCGTTGCCAATAATGAGTATTTCACGGTAGAAGCAATAGCAAATACCACACACATGGTTGTTGATAGACAGCCAATGAATCAATATTCTGGCGTTGTTGCATACAAAATTCCAACACCAACATATGCATTCAGTTCGGTACCAACTTCTATCAATGAGGGTGCAAACGGAACATTCAATGTGACTACAACTGATGTTGCTAACGGCACAGCATTGTATTGGACAATAAATAACGTAACAACAGGCTCAGGAGATTTTGTATAATGCCAGCTAATGGTTCATTTACGATAACAAGCAATGCGGGATCATTTGTTGTGAATCCAACCGCAGACTTAACAACAGAAGGTGCAGAAACATTTACTGTTTCAATTAGAACAGGTTCTATTACAGGACCAATCGTTGCTACTAGTAGTGCGATTACAGTAAATGATACTTCAAATAATGTGATTACCTCACAATTATACCTAGATGCAGGTAATGCTTCTAGTTATCCGGGTTCAGGAACCACATGGACTGATTTGAGTGGGAATGGCAGAAATGGTACATTGACCAACGGACCAACTTACAGTAGTGCAAATGGCGGTTCTATTGTGTTTGATGGAACTGATGATTTTGTTCAATGTTCGGGTTCTGTTACAGCCACGGCAGCAACATTTGTAACATGGATAAGACGAAACGGAACTCAAAGTACATATGATGGCATTTTGTTTTCTAGAGGCACAAGTGTTACTGGAATGAATTTTCAATCATCTAACCAACTTGGATATACCTGGAACAATGCTATTAATACCTATACTTGGAATAGTGGATTAACTGTGCCAGATTTAACATGGTGTATGGTCGCAGTTTCTGTTACCAGCACATCAGCAACAGCATATCTGTGTCAATCCAGTGGAATTACCTCTGCTACCAATACTGTATCTCATACCAGCACTACTCTGGACGATATAAAAATTGGTCAAGATGACTTTGGTGGCAGACTTTTCAATGGCAACATAGCAATAGCCAAACTTTATGACACGGCTTTATCTGCTGGTCAAATTTCACAACTCTTCAACGAAGACAAAGCAAGATTTGGCTATTAAATAGACTTCTAAATAATGGTAGTCGAGCATAGAATTCACAAAATTTCAAAAAACTTTGTATAAATAAGTAAATGAAAAACAACTTTAAGTACAGTATTCAAAAGGAGAAAACCACATGGCATCAATTGTAACTACAAAATTCAGAGTACACAATGCACAGCAATTCGCAGAAGCATTTTCTGAAACAGCAAATACGATTATGTATTTGTTCATCGGCAAAAATACAGCATTCCCAGACGATAATGCACCGCCAACACCAGTAAACTCGACAGCTAACGTTGAATATACTCCATGGCGTGACATGTATGCCGCAAAACGCATTACTACAGCAGACGTAACACACGCAGTTCCAAGACACGACTGGACTTCTGGCACAGTATACACATACTATGATGATACAGATACAAACTTAATTGAATCTGACGCATTCTTTGTAATCACAGAAGACTATAACGTATATAAGTGCTTGTGGAATGCTGGTGGCGCCGCTTCAACAACAAAACCAACGGGCGTAAGTTCATCACCATTTACGACAGCAGACGGATACATTTGGAAATACATGTATACAGTTACAACTGCTAAAGCGTTGAAATTCTTGACGAATGATTACATTCCAGTTCAAACTCTAGATTCTGACGATGGTACAGACCAGTGGGATGTTCAAGCCGCAGCCGTTGATGGTGGTGTTCACGTTGTTAGAGTTACCGCAGGTGGTTCTGCTTACGGTTCTGCTCCTTCTGTTACTATTACTGGTGACGGCACAGGCGCTACAGCTAACTCAACAATCTCTGGTGGTGCAGTTACGGCAGTTACTATCACCAACGTTGGCTCTGGTTACACAAGAGCATCTGTCACGTTCTCTTCTGGTGCCGCTGCCGCTACAGCAATCATTTCACCAAAAGGTGGTCATGGTTCTAACGCAGTCGAAGAACTTGGTGGTAAGTACATTATGATTAACGTTCGTTTAGATGGTACAGAGTCTAATACATTCTCTACAGCTAACGAATTCCGTCAAGTTGGTATCGTTCGTGATCCATATTTGTATGGTACAACTACTAGAGCGGTTGCTTCTTCTTACAGACAATCATTCAGATATCAATTGTCTGCACCATCTGGAACATTCTCATTAGACGAGACTGTTACTAGCGGCTCTAACACAGCATCTGTTATTGAGTGGACAACTCCAAACTTGTTTACTACATTGCCAGTACACCTACCATTTGCAAATACTGCAAGCGTTTCTGGTGGAACATCTGGTGCTTCTGGTACGATTGCAGTTATCTCAACTCCAGGCTTACAACCATACAGCGGCGACATTATCTATGTTGAAAACCGTGTGCCAATCTCTAGAGCGGCTGACCAAATTGAAGACGTTAAACTAATCATTCAATTCTAATTAAAAAACGTAGGCTTGAAAAATAAATGGCAAATACAAATCCTGGTGGTGTAGACTTAAACACCAGTCCATACTTTGATGATTATGATGAAGATAAAAAGTTTGTAAGAGTTCTCTATCGTCCTGGAC